TATAGAATAGATATCACCTCTTGAAATACCAATATCGTTCAATTCTGCATCAGTTAGCTTGCGCAATTCATGTTCTGTTTGTCTGATTGCTTTAGCCATCTGATAGTTATTAATTAGCTTCTTGAAGAAGTTGTTTAGTGTCTGTGTCATTTGTTAATTCCTCGTAATGACCGATTTCGATTTTACGAGGACGCAGTGCTTCAGGAACTTCATATTTCACATTAATTGACAATACTCCGTCCTTGATGTCTGCTCCGTTTACGTGTACGTGCTCAGACAGCCTAAAAGTGCGTTTGAACTTCTTCGTGGAAATACCACGGTGAATGTACTCGCGACCTTTGCTTTCATGTTCTCCAGTTACTGTCAATGTTCGGTCTTTGACTTCAATTGACAACTCATCTTTTGAGAATCCAGCCACAGCCAATTCGATCAAGTAATCATGATCACCAGTTTTTAAAATATTGTGGGGAGGATAATTATCAGTTGCATGTTTTGCTACATAATCTAATTCATTAAGTAGGTGATCAAAACCAACAAAAGATGAACGTGGAAATAGTGATTGTACGCCTGTCATTGTTTTCTCCTTTTTACAAGCAAGAATAAAAATGGAACCGGATCATTCCGCATTCCACTTTTATTTATATAGTTATTGTTATGCCAAATGTAAATAGCCGATATGCAAAAAAGTTCTACCAGCCAAAAGAAAATCCTACACGAGAACTATCTGGCAAAGCAACATGGTAAACTCCAGTTGGCACATATACAAATTCCCCTTGGACTAAGCGTCTAGAGAATGTAGATTTACTAGTCATAGTTTGTGTTTCATCAGAATAATCACATCCATTTTCAAATATCTTCCACGGCATAGACCCCTGTATCATAACAAAGAAAACTTCCATTCTATCGTTATGGGGTGGGGAAGCTATGGCGTTTGGACTAAAACCAGCATAACAATGGCATGATAATCCAGTTCTATTTAAAAGTTTACCAAGTTCAGTTTTTACACGTCTTACAATTGGAAAATCATCTGTTTCAACACTAACAAATATTTTATGAGGATCTCTAGCTCTTTTATTTCCATTTAAAAAAGACTGATCAAAATAAGGTACTAATTGATCCCAACTAGGATAGGCTGATGGTGGCAGATCGAGTCTGCCATGAAAAGCTTTTTTTGATTCAATAGATTCTAATAATCCGTCAGGAAACATTACTTATTACCGATGTTATACTTTGGACAAAGCTCCCACTGATTCTTTTCTTTATATGGTAGAATTTTAATTAATCTAAGTGGAGCACAATTGGATGCTTTGGTTTGATCTTGAATCTCTACTAGACCCCAGTCACTCATAAGAGTAGCAATTGTATTGCGTCTTTGAATATCTGTTTCTTCAAGGTTTGCTTTTTTACCGTCTAACATAAACAGCTCTTTGAAATGTACAATAAAGTAGCGGCCTTGTTTATGTAGAATATGACATGACTGGAAAAGTTTTTTATCTTTGCGTGAAGCGACGCCGATGCGTGTTAATGTTTCTCTTACTTTAAGGAAATCATCTGGTTCGTTAAGTGTAACCTCTAGCATATCTGTAGGGTTCCACTGTATTACATTAGTTTCTTCCACCTTTATTCACCTTCTGTCTTATTATAGTTATTTGTTCAGGTGACAGAAGTGACAATACTTGTCTAGCTTTTTCATTGCTATATCCATAGTACTCTTTAACCACTTCAATATCACTCTCAGTTGTTGGTTTAATCCATTTCGAAAATCTTTTACGCTTACGGATTATATTTATAAGAAAGTGATATTGCAGTTTGTGGTCAAGGTGGTGATACTGATTCATGACATTTGCGAGCCCTACCGTATCAGCAAAGTAAGACAATGAACGATTAACCATGAAAGCAGGATATGCTTTTTCATCTTTATCATCTTTCATAATATCTTCTTTAGTATTATTAATACTATTCACATAATCAAAAGGATTCATTAATACCATCCATTCGCATAGTCTTTAGCGTACATCTTAATAATTCTCATTTGTTGATCGGGGGAAAGCTCAACTCTATCAAAGCTTGGATTTTGATTTCGCCATATGCCTTTAAAAGAAGTTTTACACTTGGTTTTTCTCTCCAACCATTCTAACAATTCTGGCATCTGATGTAAATAATAAACTTTATCATAATCATTGGGATGGCCCATAAAATAGCTTTGAGAAAAGAAATGTTCATCTCTTAACAATTGATTATCAAATGCATCTAATACTGCATTAATATTTTTTGAATCAACGTGTGTTAAATCTATGTAATTCTTTTTGACATACTTATGATGATAGTATAGTTTTGTTTGTTCCAAATAATAAATAGCAGACATAAAGCGTTCTACTGGATCTCTTTTAATAGCTATTCTGTAAGAGCCACGACGAAATGGTTGATCCCACATATCCATTTTTAACATAACCATATTATATCTTTCACTACTACTAGGAGAGTTGATTTGTCCCCCATTAAGTTTTTCAAGATAAATTGGATCATATCTAGCTAGCCATACGTGGCGCAAAGTCGTATATCCATTTTTTAGACACAATCTAATATCAATATCATCATTAAAATAAAGTACATTATCGACTGGGGTCATTTTTAAATCTCATATTCGACGCCGCTGTCTTTCCACGGCCAATCTTGTTGATCCATTACATCACTAATTATATCATTTAATTCACCAGATGTATACTCTCTTGTATCACTTTTTTGATTAATATGAATATCATTTAGATATAATTGTGGAACAGTTTTATGGCCTCGGTCCCTAATCCAGACAAGAGCTCCAGGATCTTCTCTAATATTTACAACTTCGTACTTATGACTTGTTTGATCTAACATCTCTTTCATTAGATCGCAAAAGGGGCAATTAGGTTGTGTATATAATCTTAGCATATTGTGCTCCTTTTTACTTTATCTAAAATCTCCGGCCACGATATTTGACTATCAATATGCATTCGAAATGAAAGGTTCATTCTATGATCTTCATTTAAAGAGTTATCAACAGAATGATATTTCTCAGTACGTATTATTTTAGGTCCATCCATTTTAATAGCTAAAACCTGTTTTATATATGGAGAATCTTGACTTACTCCAGCGGTTGGGATTCCATTTTTTAAATGATTATATCTTACGTCAGAAGTGTTTTCCAATTCCCAAAAATTAGTTGTGCCTTTATCATCTTTAAATAGCGGAAAATTAATTGCAAAAGTAAAACATTTTTCGTCATTTCCATCTCTGTGTGGTAAGGCTTTTTTGTATGGTTGAGTGGAAGTAATAGCTATATTTTTGTCTATGTCTATATCTAATTCATCTTCTAAGTATGTTTTAATATAATTAGTGTATTTTAAATTATCTAGATCATTGCCTTTTATTCTTAAATATTTAAAAGTACCTTTATCCATTTCTCCGGTATCTTTTATAAACTTACCATAATCAGGATCTTGTTGGAGGACAATATCTAAATAATTAGATATTTCTGATTTTAATATATCAGCATCATAATCAATATCTATAGGACAAATGTAATCATCCATAGAATTCTTTTCTACGTTGCTCATCTACCATCCCAGCAAAAACATCGTGCTTAACTTTTTGTCCATCATACAAAACATAATCATTTGGTTCTTGGTTTTCAAATAACTTATCCATATATGTTATCATTCTGGACATTGTTCTTTTATCGCCGTCTTTTACATTTGTCGGCCGTGCATGTAAAGTAATATTTTGATCCATGAAAACAATTTGGCCATCTTCCCAATTTTGTGTATAAACGTTTTCTGGTTTATTCAGTAAAGACCACATATGAGCTCTTACTTTTTGGCTTTCTTCTACTGACATACCTTTAAATTTTTTAAATGAATGAGATGGATATTTTAATCCTTTTCTACCTGTAGCGGTAGTATCAACAACTGGACATTCCATTCCAGCTAAACACACCATATTATATTTTACAATCTCCATTTGAGATGGAATTAGTTCTTGAGACATAGACCCATCCCATTCCCAGACTGTAACGAGTTCATCAAACATTGATTTATCTTCATGGTTTAATGATTCATAAACTGGACCAGTCTGAAGAAATGTTGTTTGACTCCCTTTTGATCCAAATAAACTCATTAATCCAATCACACGTTGTTTATCATAATGAGCTTGTTGATCACTGTGCCAGTCTAATTCGCCATTAGTAAAAATACCAGTAGGTTTTCCTTTTGCGTTTTTAGCAAAACTAACTCGAGACATTCCTTCTTGAAATTCTTCAACACCTTTCGAAATATATCCAAGATTCAGTAATACTTCTCGCCAATGGCTGCCTTTGAGTCTTTTTTCACCAACATACTTATGAAGTAAAGCTCGTGATGGTGTTCCCCATAATGTTTGTATTTCGAATAAACGTTTTTCTGTAATTTTCTGGTCAATAAAAACTACACATTTATCAGCTACGATTTGTCCTAGCTCTTTACATTCTTCATCATTGCTTAAATCAATATCTGTAATTTGATAGGCATTATTTAATTCAGTCAATTTCATAATTAATCTCCAAAGGTGCGGCCATAGCAGCCTGAATAGTCTTTTTGGCTATTTCTATATCAAGTATATATACATCAGAAAGGACACCATTTACTTTATAAGTGCCATCATAATAAGCAAAATTTATTTTTTCTAAAAGATGTGCATGGCGTAATGGTGACGTTCCTTTTCTCCAATCATTACTATCCTTATAATCATTAGATACGTTCAAACTAAAATATAGATTCTTAGCGCCGTTGTCTAAGCAATGCATCATTGTTGGCCAAGCTAAAAATCTAGATGGAATGCTTTTAGCCCAAACATTTCTAGTTTCTATCATAGATCTTTTAACACGTAATAAATTAAAATATTTTGGATGTGTTAATAGTCTTGAAAAAAACATCCAATCATCCCCGCGCCATTGATAGCATCCATTCATAGAAACTATTTTATTTTTATAGTAGGCTAAAAAATATGTAATTTTATCAGTCTTCATCCTTTCAATTGAAGACCAGTTGAAGTGTTCAAAACCATATTGTTTTAAATCTTCGATAAAAGCTTCTAAATGTTTTCTTTGGCTTTCATCGTATTTTTTAACTTCAATCATTAATTACTTTATACCAGTTAATAAAA